TATACCTCTTTCTTCATAAATACCAATTTGATAAATAATTGCCATGTTGTGGGAATACGTCACCACTTCCATTTGTTAAATATTCGTTAAATAGCGATTGATTTACAACCATATAATCTAAGAATCTTTGTGCGTAATTCTCAGCAATACGTTTTTCTTTCTCAATCAAATAATCAACCTCCTCTTTACTTACAATTTCAGCATTTTCAGAGCTATGTTTATATAGCCCTTTATTAGAAATTGAATAAGCTGCAAACGGTAAGTATTCTACCATCGTAAAATGTATCAACATTGGTTTTAAATACGTGTTTACAAGCGTTGCGTAGTTACCACTCAATGTACTTGCTGTAATATCATTCTTAATTTTAGTCATTAAGTCAGTCCCCACGTATTGCAATAACCAAATATCTTGAGCTATCTTTATAAATGGTATTACCTTATCCGTATCAACATTACCATTTAATGCTGTGTACGCTTGCAAATCTGCTTTCCCTATTAATAATGCTTCTGCCATTAGTTAAATCGTTTATTTGTTGGTAAAAACCCATTGTAAGGCATATCTGTTGGTCTTTCATATACGCGTTTGTCGTTTACTTGTTTACCGCTTTTATCTTTGTCAGTAAGCGGTGCAATTTCACCAGCTTTTCTAACTTCACCAGGTGTGTATTTTCTTGCAAGTGGAGAGTTAGCGTCTGACTTCTTCAAATATGTTTCTCTCATCCATTTATGGTGGCAATCTCCACCCCCTTTATATAACCAAATTGAGTATGTATCTGCACCCTCTGGTCCCCAACCTTCATTAACTGCTTGTGAGCCCATTGCAATAATATCTTCTTTACGATATATTTTGTTTGCTTTAATCATTCCCTTGCAAAAATCCCTAGTATTTTCAGAAACTCCACCTGCATATCTATATCTATGTTTGAAAACAGCACCATCTTGCTCTGACTTTATGTTAGCTCTTGCAGTTCCTGTAGATACCAAGTTAACAATCTTAGATAATAACGTTTTTTTTGGTGAATTTAATGATTCAAGTTCAGCATCTAACTCATCCTCTAAATCATAATCAACCTCTCTACTATCTATTAATACGTATTCATGACCATCAATCCATTCAATATGGTCTTCAGCACTCATTTCAACGCCTGTTTCTTCTTTTACTTGCTCTGTAGATTGTGCGTTTGATAAGTCTACAAATTCTAAAGGCTGTAAAGTCTTAAAGAATAACTTTAATGACACACCATTAAATGCTAAGATACTATCTAACGCTTCTAGTATCACTTCTTGTTTTGGTCTTATTACCATATTATCAAACAGTATTACACTATTCTTTAACTCATCTGCATTTGCACTGAATCCTGTAGTTGTAGCAATACCAAATATAAGTGGTGAAGTTACACAATGACCTGTTAATATCTTGCTTCTGCATTCGTCTGATAAGTATTGATAATGTTCAGGTGCATCGTTTAAAGGTACGCTATCAATTGTAGTCTTTTTAGCTTCATCTTCATTAAATGATACAACTACTTTCTTACCTGTTGATCCAGTTAATTTGTTTATTGTAGCTCGTGCTATTTCGTCTTTCTGCGGATCAGTCGGTGTACCATTGTTAAAGTTTACAATCGTAGTAGGACTGAATCCATTTGTTACTTCATTAATCAAATACTCACTGATTTTATCTTCTAGAACCGTATATTCTAAAGCTCCTTGATAGTCAACACGACTGAAGTATTTAGTACCTACTGAATAAGGCTGTATCATTAGAATTTCAATCTCTGATTTACCCTCACCGAATGCGTCAAATCTTTTAGGTACAAACTTTTTAGGATCTTCCCAATTATCAGAATAGTAATATCCTACAATATTTCCGTCTTCATCACACTTCTCAGGTCTTAATAATTGTACAGGAATGTGATAAACTTTAATTACATTCTTATGTCCTTTATCGTAATGTACTTGAAACGCACCTTGACCTAACAAATACAAATCTTGTATCACTCTACGCAAATCATTTGCTGTAAATAACGTCAACATTTGAGCGTAATCATTTGGCTTTTTAGACGCATCTAACGCACTTAAACCTTTCCCGTAGATTAATCTACTAATGTTATTTACAACAGCGCTATGTGTAGCACTATTGGAATATCTATCAATTAAGAATTGAAAGTAATTATTATCTTCCCCATAATTTACCCATTCATTACGCTTGTCTTCCGTAACTATTGGTGAAGTATATGCAGATAATTCTATAACGTGGTTACTAGTCATTTAATATAAATTGGTTTGTTGTTGTATTTTCTGTATATCTTCCATCATTTACGCTGTAGTCTCTTACATCTTCAAAACCTAATGAAGTAGTAATTTGAGCAGTGCAAAAGATTTTACCCTTCCAAGTGTATTTATCGATAGTATTGTAAAAAAGTACAGCCTTATATGTATGTCCTTCCTTTAATGATGGGTTGATAGTAATAGTAATAGTGTCATAATAATCTCCCACCGTAGTATTTAATATTTGCTGTGTTATAACGTTCTGAGTAGTTGTTTGAGCACAACTTGTTAAACTATTATCATAGCCAGTATAAGCACTTCTAGCTGCTGTTGTTAAACCAGACCATGTACCACTATTCGCTACTTCAGTTATATTTGATAAATCATTAAATTTTGTTTCTAATAAATCTTGAGACAGCCATATTTGCGTTCCTATCTTAGTAGTTTTATATATCTTTCCATCGTTACCGATATATGATTGTAACATAGTTGGATTATCAACTGAATTAGTACCATCAGTTAACAGCAAATCACTAGTTGTTGCATTTCTAACTAATCGAATAGAAAAACCAAATTTATAGTCTGTACTAGTGGTAAGCATATTTCCATGAATTTGACGTGTAGAAACAAAAAACGCATTTGGCTCAAAGTTTATCGTAGAAGTCCAATAGCTTGCTTGATAACCTAAATAATCAAAAACACCAGTTGTTGCGCGTCTATATCCTGAAGGCATACTATCAAAATTATATAAATTAGTTGCATTAGTATTTGGTGCATACCAACAACCATTTAAACCCTCAACAGTACCTGTTTTTTTTAATTTACCACCAGCTACAGTTTCTCCACCTAAATATGTTGTTAATGTTGCAAACTCAGAGGAGGAAGGTACATGCCATAAATTTGTTTGACCATTACCGCCACTTGGATTAGCGATATTTTTCGCGTCAGTAGCTGCATACCAATTATATAAATATCCAAATGAAGTTGTTATCTGAGTTTCAGTAATTGTACTAGTTAAATCAATTACTCTAGAGATGTTTGTTTCTTCATCTGTAATCTGTAGTTTATTAGCTCTAGGCAATGCACTTAAATCCGTTAGTCTTTGTGTGACTACGAAACCTTGTGCTGTTGTTATAGGTTCTAATATTATCATATATATATAACTTAAATAATTACATTTTGTTTTTAATGCAAAAAGGGATGCCGAAATTAATCGACACCCCCTCTTAGCCTAGTAAACTATTTAGACTATGAAGTAACCATTGTAGCACTTGTAAATAACGCTAACATAGCAGTTGATGTAGAAGCATTCAAGAAGTTAGCAGGTACTTTCTCATCTGCTACGAAACTCAAAGAATACCCACTAGCAGACTTCATTTCACCACCTGTTGAAATTGTACCACCTACAACATCTGCACCTTGCTCAAGTCCCATAATGAAAAATTGATCATTGTTACTTTGAATTATTATGTGAGGCCTACCATAGGAAAGTAATTTGATTTGCTTATGAGTAGCAATGTCTTGGTGCTTTAATCTAATGTTTAATTTTTGACTAAAATAAGTAGTACCAGCATTTCTATCAGATACAACATCTTGATCAAAAGTATTGTCCACACCTTTTAATTCATATTTATACAACACATCTACATTAGTAATTGCTGTAATCATATCTGTATTTGTAGCGTCATACGTTATGTCCGCTCTTGCTATTTGGTAATTGATGAAATACACAGCCTTAAGTCCTCCGACCTGATCTTTGCATTCTTCTAATCTTCCTTTCGAAATATCACACGCCATCTGTTTGAGTTTTAATTAGTTATAAAAAAAGGGAGGAGTATATCCCCTCCCCTAGTATTGAAAATCAGTAAGTTACTAATTTGCGGAATTGGTGATTCCGTAAGTCACGATATCTGAAACTGAATGGTAGTTAACAGCGTAACCAGCTCTTAATACGATTCTTACATTGTCGTCTCCTAAAGTTTCAGCAGTGTCAATCAAACGTACTTCGTTAGCATCGTTTAATAAACCGCAACCGAAAAACAAGTTAGAAGTTTGAGCAGCGATCGCTTGGTTAGCAGTCAATCCGTTTGCTACGAATAATGGAATCCCACCATAAGTCAAAGAACCGTTAGTGTACCATTGTGTACCTTTATTATCAGTCCCGTTGTTAGATGTAGCAGCAACACCAAAACCACCTAATGCAGAGATATAAGATTTAGCGATATTTTGAGATACATAAATTTTCAAATCGTCAGCTCCGTATACTGCAGCAGGGATAGCCTTGTAAATTTTTTCAAGCTCTTCGATAACGTTAGACGCAGTAACAGTTGCACCAGCCACCTCATTTGCAGTTGGTAATGCAGCGTCAGCAGTTAATAATGTCATGATACCAGCAACTTGTCCGTCAGTAGCATTAACACCATTCCAAATAGATACCTCAATCGCAGCAGCAACTTTCTCAACTACGAATGCAAGCAAGTAATCAGCAAAAGATTTAGCTAATACTTTGTTTGCAGAATACCCCATTTCTTCTGATTGCCAGCTAGTTACGTAGTCTTTTTTGCATAAAGATAGGTTAACTTGAAAATTCTCTAAAGTTAATGTACGCTCTGCGATAGTTACTGTAGAA